AGTGGTACAACTACAACTGTTAACTCAACTACTGTTTCTATTGCAGACCCAGTTTTCGAAATTGGTGACGATAGTTCAGATGACAACCTAGATAGAGGTATTAAATTTAAGTACAACTCATCAGGTGCAAAAGTTGGTTTCTTCGGTTTCGATGATTCAACAGGAAAGTTCGTAGCACTAGGAGCTGCAACAGACTCATCTTCAACTTTCTCAGGTACAGCACTTGATGCAGTATTTGGTGGAATCGAAGGTACTGGTCTTGCACTTTCAGGATCAATCACAAGCATAGACGGGTCTGCTCCAACAGCAGGTCAAATCCTAATTGGTCACGGTTCAAACGGTGACTTTGCAAAAGGAACTCTAACTGCTGGTGAAGGTATCGATGTGACTAACGCAGATGGAAGTATCACAATAGCTGGTGAAGATGCAACTACAACTAATAAAGGTATTGCAAGTTTTGCTTCTGCAAACTTCACTGTATCAAGTGGTGCCGTTACAATCACAGGCATAGATGGTGGAACATTTTAATTAATCATCTATAGGAGGAGATACCGATGGCAACAGAGATTAAATTTAAAAGGAGTTCGACACAGAACGATCTTCCCGCAGTAAGTGATCTTGCCCTAGGTGAGATTGCAATTAATACCTATCATGGTCGTGTTTACACGGAGAAAAATGATGGGTCGGCTGCAATTGTGGAAGTCGGATCAGTCCCAGCTTCTCTAACAATCAATGATGCAATCACATTTCCAACAAGTGATGGTTCAAATGGACAAGCCTTAACTACAGACGGCTCAGGAAACTTAAGTTTCTCAACCGTAGGTGGTACAGGTTTATCAGTTTTCACATATTCAATTACAGGTAATACAACTGCTATTACAGGTAATGATGATAACTCAAATTCTTTAACCTACACAGCAGGAAAAGAACAAGTTTATCTAAATGGTGTGAAACTAATTGCTGGTGGTACAGATTATACGACCACTAACTCCACAACTATCACTCTCGCTGCAAATGCGATAAGTGGTGATGTCGTTCAGGTTCTTGCATATACAAGTGCAGACTTGGTACAAGGATACTATACGGCTTCAACATTTTCTGCAACAACGGCTGACCAAGTGTTATCTGCAAATGGCATTGCAAATAAAGCAATCAAATATGTCATTTGTGCAACTCACGCTTCTGCTGGAACACACGCTGCAGAGGTTTTATTAATCAACAATGGTTCTAACTCATACTTCGTCCAGTACGGTGATGTGTTTAGTTCCAGTTCGTTATTCTCGTTGAATTCAGATATTAACTCAGGTAATATGAGACTTCTCGTAACACCAGTTAATACGAATACAACGATTGATACTTTCCAAATAAGACATTCATAGGAGGATGAGTAATGGCTATAAGTAAATCATTTAAACTTGCAGAACTGATCCGACATATCGAATATGATTCGACAGACGATGTAATCAAAACAAGTAAAAAGACAGAGGATAAAAACAAAAAGAGAGGTTCAGAAACAAAAACTTCTACAGATGTATTTAATCTCGATACTTTTGCACATGCAACCTACAGGGCTGCAAGATATATCGTTGCAATGTCTAAAGGAACAGATTTCCATTCAACGGAAATCATGTTGATTCATGATGGAACTACGGTTTCATTAACTCAATATGGTGTTTTGCAAGATGCAACACTTGCCACATTTGATGCAGACATCAGTGGTGCAAATGTTAGACTTAGATGCACACCAGCTTCGGCAGACTCGACAGTAATCAAGTTTGACCGAACATTGGTTGATGCATAGGAGAAACTAAACTCGAATTAAAGGGGGTGTATGCCCCCTTTTCTTTTTCTTTTGGACACTCCAGTCTTATAAATAATCCTATACATTCTTAAACTTTTATTTTAGGACACGGAGAAACATGGCAGATACAAAGAATTTTAGAGTAGAGCATGGAATAAACATTGGAACTACCGAAGTCGTAAATTCAAGTGGGAAGGTACAAGCCTCAGCAGTATCTACATTAGACTCAGACGACATTACGGAGGGTTCGTCTAATACCTACTTCACGACAACAAGGGTTAACAACCATCTTGCAGATGCTTCCTCGGCAAAAACTATTAATAATGCCACAATTGACGGAGGAACCTTTTAATGGCAGCCCAAAACTTTAAAATCAAAAACGGATTGACGGTAGGAACAACCGAAGTTATTGATAGCTCAGGAGACTTAACGAGTGCAGCTTTTGGAACTGCAGCTCTTGAGGCAATCGATGACCAAGTAAATACACTCTTAACAGCAGGAACAGGAATGTCATTATCATATGATGACTCTGCTGGAACACTTACAATTAACGGACAAGTTGGTGATATCATTGGTGTCACCGCGGGAGACGGACTTTCAGGTGGAGGAACAAGTGGAACAGTATCACTTGCCGTAGACCTAAACGAATTAACAGCTGCATCAGTAGATATTGCAAACGATAGTATTGCAATTATAGATGCATCAGACAACAGTTCTAAAAAAGAATCATTAGCAGACATTGCAACTGCAATGGCTGGAACAGGTATTACTGCAACTAACGGTGTTCTTTCTACAACAGTAGGTGATATTACATCGGTTGTTGCTGGAACAAACTTAAGTGGTGGTGGAACATCAGGAGATGTCACACTTAATGCAGAACAAAAATTAAACAATACAACTGCACCATATTACCATAATGTAGTGGTGACAGTTAGTGGTGGTAAGTTCTTATTTGATGGACAGACTTCATCTCAAGAATTAAGACTTATGCCTTCTATAGTATACAGATTCGATCAATCAGACAGTTCAAACTCAAACCATCCATTAAGATTTTCTGAGACAGATGGTGGTTCAGAAATGTCAGATGGTTACACAATTTATAACAAAGTAGGTACACCAGGCTCAAGTGGTGCATATACAGAAGTTGCATTTGACCAAGAAGCACCTCAAGTTATGTACTTCTACTGTTCAAATCACAGTGGAATGGGTAACTCAGTTGCACTTGGAAGTGGAGACATAGCAGGAGTTACTGCTGGAGACGGTCTCTCAGGTGGTGGTACATCAGGAACAGTAACACTATCACTAAACAGTTCAGTAGCAGGAGATGGTCTTGCACATTCAAGTGGTGTATTATCTCTAGACTTAAATGAATTAACTGCAGCCACAGTCGATGTAGCTGCAGACAGTGTTCCAATTATTGACGGTACTGCAACTAGAAAAGAAAGTATTGCAGATATAGTAACTGCAGTTGCTGGAGATGGTTTATCTGCATCCAGTGGTGTTCTTGCAGTTGGTGTCGATGATAGTTCAATAGAAACAAATTCCGATGCATTAAGAGTTAAAGCATCAGGTGTTACAAATGCAATGTTGGCTGGATCAATTGCAAATGCAAAACTAGCAAACAGTGCAGTTACAGTCACAGCGGGTGACGGTTTATCAGGTGGTGGATCAGTATCACTTGGTGGTTCCGTATCTCTTGCAGTTGGTGTAGATGACAGTTCAATAGAAACAGACTCAGATCAATTACAAGTTAAAGCAGGTGGTATCACAAATGCAATGTTAGCTGGTTCAATCACAAATGCAAAATTAGCTAATTCAACTATTACAATCGCAGGAGCTTCTACTGCATTAGGTGGAACTGTACTTGCAGACACCGATGCGTTATCAGAAGGTTCTTCAAACTTATATTATACAAACGAAAGAGTTGACGATAGAGTTGCAGCTCTCATAGTTGGTGGTTCAAATATCACTGCAACTTATGATGATGCAGCGGGAACATTAACACTTGCTGGTTCGGCTGCATATGCAGATGCCGATGCAAGACAAGCGATATCAGTCACAGATAATGGTGGAGATGGATCACTTGCATACAATAACTCTACAGGTGTTATTACATATAACGGCCCAAATGCATCAGAGGTGAGAACTCATTTCTCAGGTGGAACTGGTGTTACTATCAGTTCAGGTGAAGTTGCTATCGGTCAGGCAGTTGCAACAAACAGTAATGTTCAGTTTGCAAACTTAACACTTTCAGGTAACTTAACAGTTAATGGAACAACAACTACAGTATCATCAACAAACTCTGTAATTGCAGATGCATTGATAGAATTAGGAAATGGAACATCAGGTTCACCTTCTAACGATGCTGGTTTTGTAATTGAAAGAGGAAGTTCTGACAATGTATTTATTGGTTGGGACGAGAGTGCAGATGCAGTCACATTCGGTACAGGTTCATTTACAGGTGCATCAACAGGTAACTTAACTATCACACCGAGTGCAGTAAATACAGGTGCATTAACAATAACAAACGCAACAAATAGTGGTGGTACAGCAAGAAATGTATATCAATCGACTTCTGCTCCGACAGGATCAGATGGTGCGGTTGGTGACTTATGGATTTTATACTCATAATTGAGTTAGTGAGGATATATGGCGTCAGGTTCACAGAAGGTTAAAACCCCTACTGGGTGGAATGCAACCCAAGGTGCTTGGGTTAAAACAGCTTCATCCACATGGAAGGCAGTTGACCAAATTTACATAAAGACAGGCCCTGCAACATGGAATAATGCGTCAGGTCAAGAGGCAACGCAAATTCCATATCCTTACATTGCAAATGCTCAGAACCCTGTAATTAGACAAACAATTGTATCATATCCTTATATTGCAAATGCACAGGAACCTAATATAAGGAATAGACAAAATCCTTACCCATACATTGCAAATGGACAGGAACCGAATATAAGAGATGCAAGGCAACCTGCTACATATCAACACAGGTCACCTTTTACATACGATCATAGAAGTCCTACGACATATAGTTTCAGGTCTCCATCTACTTATCAGAATCCAGTGTCAGCACAGGAACCAAACATAAGAGATGCAAGGCAGCCTGGAACTTATCAGTTTAGGTCTCCGTCTACCTATCAGTTTAGGTCTCCATCGACTTATGACCATAGGTCACCTTTTACATATAGAAGTCCAGTATCAGCACAGGAACCTAATATCAGGAGTTCTCAACAACCAAATATCAGGTCTGCTCAAGAGCCTAATATCAGAAACAATCAGGCACCGTTCACTTATAATTATAGGTCACCATTTACATATAGAAACCCTGTAAATGCTCGACAGCCTAATATAAGAAGTTTCCAGTCACCGTTTACATATCCTGCTAACGCAAGACAACCAGCAACCTATCAGGCACCTGCGAGGCAACCTTTTATTGCACAGGGAAGAAACCCGTTTACATATCAGGCACCTGCTAGACAACCTAATAATGCATCTTATCAGTCACCTTATCAATATCAGGCAAGGGTGCCAGTTCAGTTGCCAGGCGGAGGGTCTCCACAGATTAAATAATTATGCCACAAGCACCGTACATAGGACAAGCAAGACAACCAGTTCCGTTCACATTTCAGAACCCGTTTACATATCCTGCGAACGCGAGGCAGCCGTTTACTTATAACGCACAGAATCCGTTTACTTATCCTGCGAACTATCAGAATCCGTTCACATATCAGACACCAGCTCGACAACCGAACACATATAACTACAGGTCACCGTTTACATATAGGAATCCTGTAAATGGTCGAGAGCCTAATATTAGGAATGCAAGGCAACCTTCTACTTATAACTATAGGTCACCGTTTACTTACAACTACAGATCACCTTTTACTTACAACTATAGATCACCGTTTACCTATAGAAATCCAGTATCAGCACAGGAACCTAACATTAGAAATAATCAACAGCCTACGATTAAGAATAATCAACAGCCTACGATTAAGAACAACCAAACACCATTCACATATGCCTATAGATCACCATTCACCTATAGAAATCCAGTGAATGCACAGGAACCTAATATTAGAAACCAACAAGAACCTAATATTAGAGACGCACAACAACCTAATATAAGAGACAATCAGACTCCGTTTACCTACGATCATAGATCACCGTTTACATATGCAAGACAAGGACAGACACCTGATACCTATTCATATAGAAGTCCATCAACATATCAGGTGATTGCAAATACGCAGAACCCATATAATCATAGAAGTCCTTCTACATATGCAAGACAGGGAAGAACTCCTGAACCTAGATGGGATGGTGCAGCTCAACAACAGTGGCCAGGGACTCCAATCACCTCATAATTTAACCCACTAAATACAAGTATGTTAGATAATATTAACACACTTGAAAAAGCACGCAATCATAACTTTAGAATGACCTTAGAGGAAGCTACTAAAGATTCTTCTAGACCAGGCTTCAAATTTGGACATAAGGCATACAATCTTGGTACAATAGATTTTATGAGACCCGATACAGAAGGCTCTAAAAACTTTAGAGAAGTTCTAAATTATATTGTTAGACAATTACCACCAATCAGAATAGTCCCTTGGAAGTATATTAAACCAAAGATAGATGCAAAAGAAATACAAACTTTTGGTCAATTACATCACAATGCAATACAGTATCAAAGATATTTACATCATGGGTGGACTGCACCTTTAAGACCTAATCATCCTTTAGGTGGTGGTTCAATGGACTTCATGAACTATGATGATGAATATCAAAAAATATCAACTGTTAGTGACCATCCCGATTGTAATGAGCTAGAAGATCATGAAGAAAATTCTGTAAACTCAGTATACTATCACGCTGCCAAAGGTCATTGGTTGGTAAACAATATTCAAAAGGAAGGATTGAGACATCCAATACAAGGTCATACAAACTTAGGGGGAGGTGGATTCAAATATAAATTATCTATACATCCAGGCTCTATTAGATGTAAAGTATTTGAAACAATGGATGAACCTGAATTTCAAACTATAGTAACTGATTATGCAGATTGTTTCCCTGAATGTAAAGCATTGAGTGGTGATGAGATAATAAGCTTTTGGGAAGAACTGGGTATGGGTAGTGAATCAAAACATAATAATTTATCTGCAATATGGGTAGACGATGGAAAGTTAGAATTCTCATTGTCATCTGTAGCTGGTTTAAATTTTAGAGAAGAAGTTTTTGAATTCAATAAAAAGGTTACGAAGTTAACTAAGAAAAAACCAGTTAACATTTACTTAGGTTATGATTCAAATCATTCAGACTTATTTGATGTTGCAGAAAAATCTATACATGATAGTATTGAGATTATAAAATCAGGTGGAGTTGCAGAAGAATACTTCAATGATTATAAAGTGGAAGTTAAGAAACTTGACATCAATGCAATTTCGGAATATACTAGAGAATATGCAAATCAATCTACTGAGTTTACTTACAGTAGATTCTTAATTCCATATCTAGAAAATTATGAGGGATTCAGCTTCTTCATAGATGATGACTACATATGGAAACATAATCCTATGAGTTTGTTCTACTTCTTAGACCCTGATAATGCTGTTGCATGTGTTCAGTATGATTTCAAACATCATGATGAAAACAAAATGGGCGGTGAGAAAAATGTATCATATCCTATGAAGTTATGGTCTAGTATGATGATATTTAACAACGGTCACGAAGATTGTAGAAAACTTACACCCGAAGTAGTTAATAACGAGAGTGGAATGTTTTTACATCAATTCAAATGGACAGATAAGATAAGTAAGATTCCTCACAATAAAATTTGTACTGAGGGATACGATGATTCTTTTAACGAGACTCATCATGCAATCCATTATACAAGGGGTGGGCCTTGGATAAAGGGTATGGATTATTCCCACATAAATATGTTAGACTTATATGAAAAACATAAAAGAGGATTGCCAAACAGCACCTAATATGTTATAATGGAGATATTATGAATGCATTAATTTATTGTGAAAACGGAAACCTTTGGATCAGAAAACCAAATGGTTTAGAATGGGAACATAAAAATGTAGACAGACCTGAGTTAGGTTTCGAATACGAAGTTCTTATCTATGATGATATAGAATGTAAAGTCGAAAAATGGAATGACGAAGTAAGTTTAGATCAACAAGATAGATTACCTCTATCTGAAACTGAGAAGGATGCAGTTGAAGCTTATATCAGTAATGCAGAACCTCCTCATGGTGTCAGTTTAAACCAACAATATGTTGGTCGAATCAATGAAGTAGTTCAAAACAATCAACATCAACAAGCCGAGAAGTATGGATTTGATAATATGGTTGAAGTTCTACTGGCTGCAAGAGAAGGATCAGCACATCCACATAGATCGGATGCAAGAAGAGCTTTAGAATACTTCGATGCAATAGCAAATGTTGCAGAAGGATTGTATAAAGAAATTTCAATTACAAGAGAAGATACTCTAAAACCTTTAGAAGATTATTTACTAACACTTCCACCACCTTCATCAGGCCCTGGCATGGGTTAAAATGGATATCAATGTTATACACATTGATGAGCCTTTCCATATCAAGGAAATGCCTCTAGGTAACAATGTTTATGTTTTAGATGATTATCTTGAAGATGCTGTATTTCATGCAGTGAATCGAGACATGACTCATTGTGCTTGGCAAAAAACAAATCAAGTAAATGGTAATCCCAATGATGGAAGAGGTGGTTTACCTAATCATCAGTTATGGGGATGTAATTTCTTTTCAAAGCCTGATATGAGGGATGGTCATTTGAATGGAATGAATGGTTATCCTAATTATCTAATTAGATACCTTGATAGAAAAATAAGAACAGACTTTGGATTTGATTGGGTTAGATTTCAATACGCTGGTGGTAACTCACAAACCCATGGACAACATGGAACTTGTCATTCAGATTGTGATGCTAATGATGAATGGAATCTTTCCTTTCTGTATTATCCTAACACATTTTGGAATCCAAACTGGGGTGGTAAATTAAGATTTTATAGTGAGATAATTCACGGTGGAATTTTAGAATTTATGGATGAGTACGAAACTGGTACAGTTGATTTTGTACCAAATAGACTATTGATGTTTGATGGAAGATTACCACATGGTGCAGAAGCACCACATGAATCTGCAAGATACATAGATAGGAAGTCTATTGTAATTAGAGGTGACGAGATAGTTTTAAAAGACGAGAGAGATAAGTATGCCGACTATTGAGTTTAGAACATTTAATAAAGAATCATATGCAAAGCTTAGACCAGTTGCAGCTAGAGAGATGCAACCTGAATGGTGGAAGAAACAAAAGGTTCGTGTAGATCATAGAGGAAGAATGGCTCAAACTATTCGTTCTTGTCCTTCTATGCAAGATTGGTTAACTATGGGATACTATATTCTTGCAACAGAAGAAATACATGTAATGAATGGGCCTGATTGGGAATGGCCTGATGAAGGAGAAAAATTTTCAACTTCTCCAACTGCAAATCATTATTCACAATCACATCCTTCAGCACAACTACAAGATTCTGTAGAATATATGGGTGCCCAAGGCCCAGTGAAAGATGCATTTAAAATAACTTCAAACTGGAACATGATTACACCCGAAGGTTATTCAGTTCTCTTTCTTGATCCATTTATGTTCTCTAATAAATACTTTGCATGTTGGCAAGGTGTGATTGATTCTGATCGTTTCAATATCAATATGGATAATGCACAAATTATTTTTTATCCAAAAGTTAATCATTCTTTTACAATAGAAGCGGGAACACCGCTTGTACAAATCTTTCCTTTCAAGAGGGAAGAATGGGCATCTACATATTATTATCAAGATGCAGAAGCATGGCATTCACAACATGCAATACATCCTGATAGTATGCAAAAATGGCAAAGGGAGTTAAAACTGGTGGACGAAGATACTGGACTACCAAATGACCAATTAAATATAGGTGGATACAGGAGTGGTAAGATTTGGAAACCCAAATCAAGACTCTATGGTAAACCTACAGATGGTGGAGAAGCACCACCACCTGAATGTCCAGCTCACCAAAGCTTTAAAGATAAGCAGCGTGAGTTGACTGATTTGAATTGGGATGGTTCGGAGTCAGAAAAAATAGATAGAGAATAGATTATGTCAGTTAGATTATTGTTTCCTACTTACTTGTTCGAGTTTAATCTCGTAGAGGAAGGATTGGTAACAGAGGAATATCTTTTATCATTGAAAAATGATATGGATGCAGTGAGAAAAAAAGACCCAGTTGGTAGACAAGTATCTAACGCATATACAGGTTGGCAATCTCAAGATGGCTTTGAGCAACGACCCGCCTGGGCAAAACTCAACCGTGTAATCAAGGACAAATATAATCTTGATGTTCTCCCTTGGTTGCGTGTAGATACTTCTCAGGCAAGTGTAAGTTTAGGTAATATGTGGGGTAATATAAATGACAAAGGTGCATGGAATAAACCTCACAGACATAATGGTTGTTGGTTAAGTGGTGCATTTTATGTACATGCAGACGGTGATGAGGGTAATTTTGTTGCAATAAAAGAGGGTGCAGATGTAGTTAGTGACTTCCCACATAACAACAAACAGAGAGAAACCTTCGAGGTATCACCAGTCACAGGAACCCTTCTACTCTTCCCTAGCGGTCTTATACACATGGTTGAACCTAATCCAACCACTAAAGATCGATATAGTGTTGCATTCAATACAGTTACACACCGAATGGGTTCTGAAACCGATATACCTATAGATTATCATTGGAATAGATTTGACTTAGATGACCCTAAAGTAAGGGGTTAATTTACATAAATAATCGTATGGAAATTACGATATCACCTTACATAATATGGAACCTAATTATGACTGTAATCATAGTCCCACTTGGGTTTTTGATCCGTACAGTCCTATCAGAACAAAAAAGACTAGACATTCTTGTCAATAAAACAAGAGAAGAAATCGCAAGAGATTACGCAACAAGAGAGCAGATCGAGGCCGATTTTGAGAGAGTTTTATCTTCGATTCAGAAGATAGATGAGAAACTTGACCGTCTTCAGCATAAAACTTATTTCCAAGAATAGAAAAGGTATAAATAGTAGTATACGAAAGGAATACTACTTATGGCAATACCAAACAGTAAAGCATCATTAAAAGAATATGTTAAAAGAAAACTGGGAGCTCCAGTTTTAGATATCAATGTGGACGATGACCAGTTTGATGATAGACTGGATGAGGCCATTCAATACTTCCAAGAGTACCATTATGACGGTTCTATCAGAGTTTATCTCAAGCACCAAATAACAGACGCAAAGAAAACTACGATGAGATCAGATGAAACATTCACAGAGAATGTAGCTGGAACTCATGCGTATGATAATGAACAAGTAAAACAACAACAAAATTATATCGTTTTACCTGAGTTTGTATTAGCCGTAAATAGAATCTTCCCTTTCAATGACAAACATAATTTAAACATGTTTGATTTAAGATATCAGTTAAGATTGAATGATCTTTATGATCTATCTGCAACAAATATATTATACTACGAAATGGTACAACAACATATTACCATGATGGATAATATACTTGTTGGTCAAGTACCGATAAGATATAAACAACACATGAATAGATTGTATCTTGATATGGATATCGAAGCTCTAAGTGGTAACGAATTCATAATCATAGAATGTCATAGAAAAATTGACCCAACAGACTTCACAGATATCTACAATGATATGTGGTTGAAAAGATATTCAACTGCATTAGTGAAGTATCAATGGGGAGAAAATCTATCCAAGTTTGAGGGGGTTGCATTGCCTGGCGGGGTGACTTTAAATGCATCAGAAATGAAAGCACAAGCACAAGAGGAGATAACAAAACTAGAAGAGGAGTCTCGATTGAATTACGAACTTCCCGTCATGGACTTAATGGGGTAAGTGAATGCCTACAAATAATTATTTTAATCATGCTGTAAAGACAGAACAGCACCTCTATGAGGATTTGGTAGTAGAATCATTACGATTCTATGGACACGATGTCCTATATCTACCAAGACAAATTGTAGAGGAAGACAGTATATTGAATGACGATGTTCAGTCAAGATTCGGTGACGCCTATTCTGTCGAGATGTATTTAGAGAACACTGAGGGTTTCGAAGGAGAAGGAGACCTTGTTTCTAAATTTGGTGTTCAAATTCAAGAGGAAGCAACATTTGTAATGTCTCTCAGAACATGGGAGAGATTTATTTCTCTTGACTCAAATCTTGCAACATCACTTAGACCTAATGAAGGGGATATAATATATTTCCCTCTTACAGGTTCAATGTTTGAAATAAATTTTGTAGAAGATCAAGACCCTTTCTTCCAGTTAGGAAAAATGTTTGTCTTCAAGATGAGATGTTCACTCTTCTCATACGGTGGAGAAGATTTCGATACAGGAACATCTGCAGACTTGGTAGAAGCAGATTCAGCTTACACAATAGAACTAACTATGCAAACTGGTGCTGGAAACTATACTCATGGAGAGAATGTAACAACAGTAATCAACAGTGTTACAACGACAGTTGGAGAGGTTGTACTATGGCAACCACAATCTAGAAAACTTACAATTAAGGATAATACTAGAACACTACAAGTGGGTGATACACTAACAGGTGCATCATCAAGTTGTGCAAGAGTGATAGCTGCAATTACAGATGTCATGACATTTGGTACAGACCATTCTGCACAGAATGTAGAGTTCGAAGCTAAAGATAATGATTACTTAGACTTTAGTGAAGTAAATCCGTTTGGTGAACCATAATGTTTGGAACTTATTTTTACAACGAAACTATAAAGAGATCGATTTCAGTTTTCGGTACATTGTTCAACAACATTGATATCAAGAAAATTAAAGCAGATGGGACTGTACTCACTCAACAGAAAGTACCCATATCCTATGGCCCGAAACAAAAGTTTCTACTAAGATTAACAGAAGATGCAAAACAAAGAGATGGTGCAGTAACTTCTATATCTCTACCTCGTATGGCTTTTGAAATGACTGGATTAGAATATGATCCGAGTAGACAACAAAATAAAATTATAAGAACACAAAAGACTGTAATGGAAACGAGTGATGTTGGAAAAAGAGGATTCCAATATCAACCATCACCTTACAATATTAACTTCTCTTTATCAATACTTGCAAAGAACGCTATCGATGCACTTCAAATAGTAGAACAAATAGTTCCTTACTTCCAACCTGAATATACCGTTGCAATGAAAATGGTTGACAGTATGAGTGAGGTAAGAGATGTACCAGTCATACTTAACTCAATTGCAATGGAAGATATGTATGAAGGTTCGTTTGAAGAAAGAAGAGTTATAGAATACACATTAGAATTTACTATGAAGACATACTTCTTTGGCCCTGTTTATACTGGAGAGGTCATCAAGAATGTTATCGAAAGAGATTATATCAATACTGATCTAAAAGCTGGGTTTACTACAACTCAAATTAACAATTCAGGATTGGTCAAAGAGGTTAAACACTATGAACCAGCTTTCGGTGAAGTTGCAAATGCAGTTTCTAACTCTCAAGGAGTGACCTTTGCAACTGCAATAAATAGTAAGATAAGTGTTGGTGACGAAGTATTCGGAACCAATTTAACAACGAATCCTACCGTTGAAAGTATTGCAAGTAATAAGCTGTCAATAGTATTGAATAATGCAATTACAATAAATGCAAATACTACATTGAAATTTGTTGGTTCAGTTGATCCATCAGATTCATTTGTAGTTGCAGAAACGGTAACTTTTTATGATGAAGGTGGGGGTAATACATATTCAGAAGACCTCGCTGGTGATGCTTAGTTATGACAAAAGAGATAGATCAAAAATTAGATAATCTTCTAGATATCAATACTGATATCAAACAAGAAACTAAATTAGTTAAAGTTCCTGATAGGGACAAGAATATCGAAACAGACTACAGGTATGCCCGTGAGAATTTATATGACCTCGTTGAGAGAGGACAAGATGCAATAGATGGCATACTAGAACTTTCCAAAGAAACCGAACACCCTAGAGCATATGAGGTTGCTGGTCAATTAATTAAAACTGTATCTGAGACTGCAGAAAAGTTGATAGATATACAGAAGAAATTAAAAGACCTAGAGAAGGAGGATAGTTCAGTCAGGACACAACATAATCATTTGTATGTAGGTTCAACAAGTGAGTTGCAAAAGTTCCTGAAAAAGGAGTCTAAAAAAGATGTTCGAAACGATTGAAGAATATAAACCGTTACCTATACCCGAAGTAAAAGAAGGTGAAGCTTTTTGGTTACTTGCTTTGGGACATCTGACCCGTCATCAAACTGATTACTGGAAAGATATTGATAATGTAGAGGATTACAATCCATATGAAAACTGGTTAAGGGAACATGCAGCTGGTAAAACTGTATGTGATCTAGGAGGTGGAACAGGTGTTCTACTTCATCTTGCAGAATATTACGGTGCTGAAAAATGCATTAGTATAGATAAGAACCAATGGGCTTGTGTATATACAAAAGGTATGTACCCACATTGGGATATTATACATCATGATTTTTTCAAAATGGGTAAGTGGCCTGAAGCAGACATATACCTACACAAAGGTATACCTGAGATAGATGCATTGATAAACAAAACAAATATGTTAGAAGTCAATGGTAGAGTATTTCCACAGGAGTATATGGATGGTGATGGAGAAGAACAAGAGGGAATGATCGATTATGTAAATAAACATGATAGAGCATTCAAAGAATTAATCCGATTAGGTTGGATGGAGAACTATGTATGAGAAGATTAATAATTAGTAATTTTAGAGTTGGTAGTTGGTACTTACATGAAAAGATTGTAAACAACAAGTCAGGAGCTTGTGAAGGTTTAGGAGAAATATCATGTGACTTCTACGAGGATAGAACCACAAAGGTCAATAATTGGTTGACAAAAACAAATGACATTGTAGGTAAATTTCATCCTATACAATGGGAAGGTGGAGATCATAGACAGGTAATTGAGTTTGCCGATGTAATCTTTTATTTACAAAGAGAAAACACTTTAGAACAAGTTGTTAGTTATGCAATTTCAATGATATCAGATGGGCCTAGACCAAATTCACTTGCATCATCAAAAGCTAGAACAGCACGATTAGATGGATACGAGATCAACGATGATCTTTTAAATGCAAGTTATCAACGATTAAAAACTCAACATGATATGATACAAGATATTTACAATGAGTTTCCAAGTACAGTTTTGACACTGGAAACCGATTGTGCAAATGATCCGTATCCAAATAGGTATGAATACACGGGGTCTTGGACACCGCCAGAAAATTTATGGTTAAACCAGTAAACGAAGGATATCTCGGTAACACTCTCATTAAGAGAGCTGGTGTCGAGACACAGTATACCGAGGAAGAACTGAATGAATACTTAAAGTGTTCTAAAGACCCAGTTCATTTCATCGAAAATTATACTCAGATCATATCCCTAGATGAGGGTATGGTTCCTTTTCAACTTCGTGGGTATCAAGAAAACCTGATAGAGTTTTACGATGAGAACAGATTTAACATAGTTCTTGCATCAAGACAGAGTGGTAAGTCAATCACATCATGTGCATACTTACTATGGTATCTATTATTTCATCCCGAAGTAACTGTAGCTGTTCTTGCTAACAAAGGTGCAATTGCAAGGGAGATGATTGCAAGAATCGTAACCATGTTAGAGTCTGTACCATTCTTTTTACAACCAGGCGTTAAGATTCTTAACAAAGGATCAATAGAATTTTCAAACGATTCAAAAGTAGTTGCAGCTGCAACATCTTCAAGTTCGATTCGTGGTATGTCAATCAACTTACTATATCTCGATGAGTTTGCATTCGTAGATGATGCAGATACATTCTATACTGCAACATATCCCGTTATCACATCAGGTAAAGATTCAAAGGTTATTATAACCTCAACTGCAAACGGTGTAGGTAATATGTTCCATAGAATATACGAGTCTGCAGTACATGAACAGTCAGAATACAAGCACTTTATAATAAACTGGTACGATGTGCCGGGCCGAGATGAAGAATGGAAGGAGATGACCATAGCAAACACCTCAGAGGCCCAGTTTGAACAAGAGTATGGTAACTCATTCTTAGGTACTGGTAACACATTAATTAACTCAGACACCTTATTAGGTATGAAAGCATGGGAACCTGAATGGAACAGGGATGGTGTCAACATATATAAGAAACCCAAAGAGGGACATGAATACATCTGTACGGTTGATGTTGCAAAAGGTAGAGGTATGGACTTCTCTACATTCACAGTATTTGATGTATCAACACAACCTTTCGAACAGGTTGCAACATATCGTGACAGTATGATAAGTCCCATGCTGTTTCCCGATATTATAAATAAGTATGTACGAGCTTACAACGAAGCATTAGTAATTATAGAAAATAATGCAGAGGGTGGAATGGTTGCAACTCAGTTGCACTATGATATTGAATATCCAAATGTCTTTGTACAAGGACAATTAAAAGCAGAGGATATTGGAGTAACCGTTAATAAAAAGATTAAACGGGTAGGATGTTCTACACTCAAAGAATTGTTAGAGGAAAAACGATTAAATCTTGTAGATCGTGCAACGATAACAGAATTGATGACCTTTGTCACTAAGGGTAACTCATATGAGGCTGACAGAGGATATCATGATGACATGGTAATGAATTTAGTATTATTCAGTTGGTTTATAACCACAGAATACTTCTATCATCTAACTGATAAACAAGTGAAAGACTTGTTATATGCAGAACAACAAAAGATGATCGAAGACGATATACTCCCAGCAGGGGTCTTTGGAGAAGTAAAACCCGAAGATTCTACCTTTGTAGACAGTGAGGGAACTCGCTGGTACTCAAAAGAGATGGGTAATGAAGTAAAATGGTAGTTCTTTAGAAACTATAAAGTTATAAATAAAACAGTAAACAACTTTTTACATTAACAGGAGAAAAATATGGCATTTCAAGTATCACCAGGCGTACAAGTCAAAGAAGTTGACTTGACAAATGTTGTGCCTGCAGTATCTTCTACAGTAGGAGCATTCGCAGGTTCATTTAGATGGGGCCCTGTTGATGAAGTAGTATCAGTTTCAGATAGCAAAGGTTTAGTAGATCATTTCTACACACCTGCCGATACAGACGCAGGTGCGGAGGATTTCTATTCTGCAGAGGCTTTCTTAAGATATGGTTCATCATTAAAAGTTGTTCGTGTTGCAAGTTCAACAGCCTATAATGCAAACAATGGTGGTGACACTGATGCAAGCATTAAGAATCTAGATGCATACCAGTCAGGTTTTGAAGACGGTGGTGCAGCTGGTACAATAGGTCAATGGGCTGCAAAATATCCAGGCGCAATTGGAAACTCACTAAAAGTTAGTGTTTGTGCATCTCCTGATGCATATTTCAATGACAATGTGACTACTCTAGATGCAGAAGAAGCTGCTGGTCAAACAGTAATTTCAGTTACATCTGAAGCAGGATTCCAAATCAGGGATATTGTTAGGTTCGGAACCGATACTCAAGAGTATCGTGTTACTGCAACAGCAACAGGAACAATTACCGTAGAAGCCCTCAATCAACCAGCTGGAACTGGTCTAGTTAGCACAGTTGCTAACTCAACACAAGTTCACAGATATTGGGAGTTTTATAATCAATTTGATAAAGCTCCAGGCACATCTGCATCTGCAACTGCAGCTTCAGGTAGTGCAGACGAAATTCATGTAGTAGTTGTAGACGAAGACGGAGTTATCTCAGGAAAACAACACGAAGTCCTAGAAACTTACGGATTTGTTTCATGTGCATCAGACGCGAAGAACGCAGAAGGTGCTTCAAATTACTACAAAAATGTAATTAACAATCAATCAGATTGGATATGGTGGACTGGTCACAGTACATCAACTCACCCAGCTGCAAACAGTGTTCACACTCATGCATTATCAGGTTCTACTGCATTCGGTAGACCTTCTGCACCAATTAGTAGTTCACTTGCAGACGGAGCTGATGGAGGTTTACCATCACCAGCAGTTAAATATGCTGGATATGTGGATAACTTCGGTGACGCAGAAACTCAGGATGTATCATTCTTAATCGTAGGTTCAACTAGAACTTCAAATGGTGACATTCTTGCAGATCACAATTCAATCGTAAATCAATTAATCCAAGTCGCAGAAAATCGTAAAGACTGTATGGTAATTGCTTCTCCAAGGAGAGCATCAGTTGTTAATGTTGCTTCTGAGTCAACTCAAAGTTCAAATGTTGTTGCAGACTACGCGTCAGTAACATCAAGTTCTTATGCAGTTCTAGATTCAGGTTGGGTATACCAATACGACAGATACAACGACAAATACTGTTGGGTGCCCGGCAACGGTCATACAGCAGGTATCATGGCAAGGTCAGACTTATTGAGAGACCCATGGTTCTCACCAGCAGGATTCTCAAGAGGACAATACCTAGGAATTACAAAACTTGCTTTCAACCCATCACAAGGATCAAGAGATGATCTTTATCAAGCAAGAATTAATCCTATCGTAACCTTCCCAGGCCAAGGAACAGTTCTTTTCGGTGATAAAACTGCACTAAGTACACCATCTGCATTCGATAGAATCAATGTCAGAAGGTTATTCATCGTATTAGAAAAGGCAATTGCAGTTGCAGCTAAATCACAACTCTTTGAATTCAATGATGCATTCACTAGAGCACAATTTAGAGCTGCAGTAGAACCTTTCCTAAGAGATGTTAAGAACAGAAGGGGTCTAGTAGACTTCTCAGTATTATGTGATGAAACTAATAATACTGATTCAGTCATCGACAGAAACGAATTTGTTTGTTCAATATTCGTGAAACCTGCTAGAAGTATTAACTTTATCACTCTTAACTTCGTGGCTGCAAGGTCAGGGGTTGAGTTTGAAGAAATCTACGGAGCAGTTTAAGGAGTAAAGAATGGCAACAATAGACGAATTTAAAGCACAACTGATTGGTGGTGGCCCAAGACCTAACCGATTCAGAGTCTTCATTCCTAGAAGTGGAAACCGTATTGAGTTCCTTTGTAAAGGAGCTGCAATTCCCGCTGCTACCCTAGGTGAGATTCCAGTAAACTTTAGGGGTCACATCCTAAAGTTAGCAGGAGATAGAACATTCGAAGATTGGTCAGTGACGATCATAAACGATAGTGAGTTTTCTGCAAGGTCTGCTCTAGAAGCATGGCAACAAGACATTCAGGAACTTGATTCAGGTGTAGGTATGGCATCTAATGACTACCTATTATCAAGAGCCTTTGTCGAACAATTAGGTAAAGACGACGCTGTCCTTGCGAGATATGAGTTCTTCAACATGTTTCCAAAGAACATTGCTGCTATCGAATTAAATTACGAAACAGTAGATGCATTGGAGGAATTCACAGTTGACTTCACATATTCTCACTGGGAAAGAGTCAAGTAATAATAGTGAAATAGCCTCTAGAATAGGGGTATAAATAATATTATGGAATTATTCGGGTTCGAAATAACTCGTAAGAAAGACGAGTTAAGAGTCAAGGAGACACAAAACGCAAAGTCGTTTGTGCCTCCTGTTGACGATGATGGCACCCCCGTTATACAACAACAGGCGGGGTACATATCTGGCGGAGCATATGGTGCATATGTCGATATGGAAGGTGGTATCAAGAATGAGTCTGAACTTATTCGAAGATACCGTGAAACATCATTAGTACCTGAATGTGACTCGGCTATAGAAGATATAGTCAATGAGTGTATTACTTCTGATATTACAGATAGGATTGTTGCACTCGACCTCCGAGATGTCAAACTCTCGGACAGCATCAAGAACAAGATGCAAGACGAGTTTGCTCACATCTTATCCTTAATGAAGTTCAATCAGAACTCTCATGAAATATTCAGAAAGTGGTATGTCGATGGAAGAATTTACTTCCATAAGGTCGTTGATAGCAAACGACCAAAGTTAGGTATTGTTGATCTAAGAAACATTGATCCACTAAAGATCAAGAAGGTCAGGAATATCGAAAAGGGTAAAGACCCGAAGACTAAGATTGAACGAGTAGAGAAGATAGAAGAATTCTACATGTTCAATGATAAAGGATTCGATAAGTCTAGTGCAACTGATGGTAATGTTGTAAAGATTGCTCCCGAAGCAATCTGTTTTACTACCAGTGGACTATTAGATTACAGTAGAAATGTTGTAATCGGATACTTGCACAAAGCATTGAAAACTGCAAATCAGTTAGCAATGATGGAAGATGCACTTGTTATCT